GCATCGTTTTTCAAGGTAATGTCTGATGTAGAGCCTTGTCCTGTCAGGATAAGACCTTCTGCCGCAGTGTATCCAATCGCAGCATTGTCACCAGCGGCGGTATCTGTTGTGGCCTCTAATGTGCCACCAGTAATTACGCCTGTGGTGGTGATTGCAGAAGCACCGTTGTTAATTGCGCCAAAGCCGCTTGTGATGCTGCCAGAGTTCAGTGCGCCTGTTGTGACGATGTTGCTACTGCCAGCAACCGGGCTAAAAATACTGGCTATAGCCGTGCCACCTATCGTGATGGCATCTGCCTCTAGTGTACCGTCTATGTCTGCATCACCACTAATGTCAAGACTTACAGCGTCAACTTCACCAGCAACAGTCAACACACCACTGGCAACCGTCATCAGGTCTGTGTCATCTGTGCGCCCGATGTTTGAACCGTTGATTACAACGTCATCTACAGTTAGACTTGTTAGAGTTCCCAAAGATGTGACGCTAGACAATTCAGCATCAACAACCAAGTCTATAGTACCATCAGCATCTTGATAAGTTGCTGTGATATTTGTTTCTGTATTGGAACTAAACATAGCCCCAACAATATCTTGTATTGATTCCGTCGTAGGTACTTCAGAAGTTAGTGCTAGTGTTCCTGTTGTTACAGGTAGTGTTGCCGTGACGTTACCACTGTAAGCAGAGTGTGCCGCTGCTTCTAGTCTCGTATAGTGAGCATTGCTTGATTCACAATAAAAATCAACGTAAGACTTAGCACCACCGTTTTTAATAGCTATTGCACCTTGAGATAAAGCAACACCGTTAGAAGAACCACCAGCAACACCTAATGTTCCAGCTACAGTCACGTTAGTTGTGCCTGTTGGGATTTCTATAACATCTGCATCAGCATCGTTTTTAATTGTGACATCGTTTGTTGAACCCTGACCAGTTAGGATAAGTCCCTCTGCTGCAGTGTACCCCATAGCCGCATTGTCACCTGCCGCTGTGTCTGTTGTAGCCTCTATTGTGCCACCAGTAATAACACCTGTCGTGGTGATTGTAGAAGCACCATTGTCAATCGTGCCAAAGCCACTTGTAATACTACCGCTATTGAGTGCGCCAACCGTAGTGGCAGCAGTCGTAACTAGATTTGGCATAGCCGTAATTTCGTCATCAAAATAGGCAGCTAAGTCTGTGACCGCCACCTGTTTCATAGTTCCATCATCATTGAATACAACACGGTCAGCGTCCACTACAGTCGTAGCAGATGCAGATGTGTCACCATCCATGATGTTTAATTCTGTTGTGGTAAGTGTTGCACCATCTAGTATTTCTAGTTCAGCTTCAGATATACCCGCACTACCAATAGTTAGTGTACCAGAGATATCTACATTACCATTGATGTCAATCGTAGTTGCAGCAATCTGAATTTCTGTATCAGCAACTAGGTCAAGCTGTCCGTCTGCACTAGAGTTGATGTATATGGCTGTATCACGAAACTGCAGTTTCTCTGTAGTAGACATAAGAATGTCATCTGAGAATTGAAAGTAGTCTTCGTCTTCCATCCATGTCAGAACACCGTCGCTTGTGTTACCGTCGAATGTCACAGCTATGTCGGTGTCAGCACCCGTGCCAAAAGTAATTGAGTTTGAAGCTAGCGCAGATATAGGACCGCCTTCGCCTGCTGTTCCGTCGTGTGTATGTCCTGTACTTGCAGCAAAAGCTGCTAATAGCTGGTCAAATTCGTCATTACTATCTGCGGCATTGATTGTATCGCCGTCAGCGAACGTAGATTGTCTTGTGTATGTTGCGCCCATTTACCTTCTAGCCCCTACCTGATATTCTAATTGAAACCCTTTTAGAGTGTAGGGCGCGGTAGCGTTTGCCCCGTCTTCTACTCTCAAGGCTACTGCAAAACCCGACCCTTCTACTGCTTTTCTAACGATGGGTTGAGATGGACCCCCGTATACAGAGCTTCCATATACTGATGAGCCGTATATACCTGCAACATTCGTACTATCCAAAGGGTACGCTGCGGGTCTGGTAGACGTATTCGATTCGTAATCGTATCTAACAAATAAGTCTGCGTCGATGGTAGACTCCGGTGCGTAGTTGACGTTCACACGTTGCATGTGTTTGCGAACTCCGGGGTCTCCGAATGTAATGTCAGGACTTCTGTACTTTGCCTTAATTAAGCTACCGTTAAAAGTGTTACTTCTTTCCTGCCTGTATATATACCCGTCAAAACTGCCATGCATAGCAACCACATCACCTGCTTCTACGATAGTGTCTGTGGAGGAGGGACGTATTCCTTGTATTTCTGAAAACTCAAATGCTTGACCTTTCATAACGCAGATGATACCGTGTGTCGCTGACTCTGCAGCACCATCTTTTGAAAAGAATATACGATACTGAGTTTTATCAGGGATAACAAGCGAGTCAAAGCTGCCTGAGTTAGTCAGTTGTTCACGAAACAATTCTTGTACGTTTGCGCTTATAGTTCCCAATTCCACGTCACCAATTCTGGCAGTACCAGCAACTGTGCGTAATCCGTCAGGGCCGAGAAAGATAAGGTCACCTGCAAATTCTTGAATAGTAAACCCGTTGACACATCCGATGTTACGAGTGACAGGAACAATAGCAAAGTCACTTAGACTACTACCGCCCAATTTAAATATTCTGTTTTCACAGAAGATAAACAAATTATCACGGAAGACCTTGAGACCGACGATTGTGTCATCAACCTTGATACTTCCTGCACCATCTCCCGCTTCAAAACCGTCTTCATCAAAAGGCTCACTGAATACCATTTCTTGTGGTGTAGACGACATGCCAGAGTAGAACATATGATTCTTAAAAGCTACTACGTGCTTTGCGCCAGCAACTGCGCTTGCGCTAACATCGGATGCTGCTAGTGCTGTGTTAAATATAGTTGGAGCATTGGTCTGGTCTACAACAATAATCTTTTCGTTACCATCGAAGTTATAACGCTCGAAGTTATACTTAGCGGCATTAGTGCGGCCCGTATCTCTGGCTGTCCACGACTCTGACACTGCATCATCAACTGCGTGTGCGGCTGCGGTTGTACTGCTTGTTGCACGAGTGACACCTGTGAGGGTAAACGCTGCTACTCCTGTATATGTAAACAACTCTGAGTTTATCTGCACTGTTCCGCTAGAACTAAATCCAGCCGTGGAATCTACGTTAAGTATTCCTGAACCAGTCATGGCAGTGTTAGCTGCTATCTTCTGCGTTAGCTCCGTAGAAGCAGAGCTAAATATCTTCTCGCCTCTCGCTGCTAAAACCTTGTTGTCAAAAACTGTTGACATAAGAACAGGTTCAGTAGATAAATTAGTCTCTGGAACGGAGGCATTTACGTAGGGTCTAAAACCACTGATACGTTTATAGCCGCCACCTACGTCAGGCTCAAAGTTACGTAACTCAAGGGCTTGTCCGGGTTGCATAATAAAGGTAGACTTGTTTAAAACAAGACCACCCTCGCAGTTGAAGGACAGAGGTTGTACTCCTTGTAGTTGTAAGTCAGGCATACTTAAACTGCTCTCATGTAGTCTTTTCTGTTTAATAGCTCAATACGCATACGCTTCAATCCGTCTTCATACTCTTTTAGCGAGAACTGTGCTGTCTGGACATCAGAGCGAAACATGTGAGTGTAGTACTTAGCGCGAGAGTTAATAACAGATTCAAAGCGTGTGGGTATAATAGAAGTGTCTGTAGCCGCAGATAAGTCTGTGTTGGATACATAGTAGTCAAACTTTACAGTGCGGTTACTGTCTTTTGGAATAGGGGTAAGACCCAACTCGTTGTTGTACGTTGTATACACATACTCTGGGTCTGCAAATCTATCTGTGTTAGGCCGTGTGTCTCTTTCTCTAAATCTTTCGGTATAATCTTCGAAAGACAAATACTGCAAAGGTATTGATGGTACATCTTCACTTAGCTCTACAAACTTAACAAATGCGGCTTCTCCTGCGGCTTCTGTAAAGCTAACATAGTGCGTAATTGCTGTAGCAGTAAAGCTGAGTTGTGATAATAGTATTTCATTTCCACTAGCGATAGTCAGCGTAGAAGAAGAAGTCTGCGAACCACCAGAGCTTGTGCCTATCTCCGCTGTGAGAGTAGCACCACTCGTCTGAATAATAACTGTGTAGCTACGGCCTACAATCAAGTCTGTTACTGCTTGGCTTGCTTCTGCATTAGTGAGAAGCAGGGTGTTGCCAAACTTAGAGCTGGCGGCAGGGGTACCGCCTACTGCAGTCCAACCTGTTATACTTGCTGCACCAGATATCTCAAACGTACCGTTGGTTATAAAGTTCTTAGGCTGTAAGAATACGTTGTCGTAATCAATGTACTTCAACGTAGAATCTACGGAAGCATAGCTGTAGATACCTTTTCCTGCGATAACATCAACAGCACCTTCTGAACGAGTGAAGGGCCAATTTAATTCTGAGTTTAAGATATCAGAGATAGCGCGGTTTACATAGTCCTTGACAGTCGTCTGTACTCCACGGGAAGCTGTGAAGTTAGAACTGGTGAGTTCTACTTCGTTCATGTCCCGAAGAACATCGTTTACCAATGTGAGATATGTGCTAGCCATTTATTATCTCGTCTTCCTATACGTGCGAGTTTTCTTTGCAATTTTCTTCGGTTGCTTTGAGACCTGTTTCCCGCTCTTCGTAGCCGCTCGTTTCTTACGAGTCGTTGCTGCATATTCAGCAGCGGTGAGTGCCTTGATTGCTTTTTCAGGAAGGTATCGCTCTCCTGTAGCTTTGGGGCCTTGAGTAGAGGGTTTTCCACTCTTAGTTCTCCACTTTTGTTTACTCCACGCTTTCAAAGAGCGTTGGCTCTTCTTCAAGGCCATCTATGCCTCCTGCTAAATAGGTCATTGTTCTCAGCTTATCCACAGCTTCCGCATACTTCTTAACTGCTGCATCCATTTCTTCAAGCAGATTCGGATGCTCACCGATAGCAACAGGATTTTTAAGGTAATTATAGAGTACATACTTTGCATCTGACATCTCCGC